GAGGTGTTGTCCTGCGGTGTAAACCATTCAAGGGCTACCGGGCAAGGCAACCATACAGATAAAGAGATATTTTTGCGAAGCCATACAAATTATGAAAATAACCGAAGCACTGTAAGACAACCCGAAACATTGAGAAGCGGGTTTAGTGGAGCTATTGGAGCGGTCATTGCGCCTTTGATGGACTTGTTAAAACCAACTCGTAAAGACGAAACAATTAATAATGTTCGCATTTATGGTGAGGCAACATCAGCTGTTCCTAAGGGATATGTGTATAATCCCCAGGACGCCACTGCGACAACCGTCAAAGAAACAACCCTTTATGCTCCCACATTCCGTATTAACAATCAAAAGGAGGGTATATATGTTAATAATTATACTGCTCCCGATTCAACACAGAGAGATTCTACAAGTTGTCAATATTATACCGCGGCTGGTGGCGCTGCTACTGGTTATGGTGACATGAGCTATGAGGCTGCTTATAGACAACATAACAACGACATAAAGTCTTCTACTATTGGAAATAGACCAAACCAAGGTGGAACACAGGTGTTTAATCAACAGATGCATTTGACAACGATTAAGAGCGATACAGACCGCTTAGATGGAAGAGTCAATCCGGCGTTTTCCAGATTATCTGGGCTCCCACCGTCTGTAAATACATACGGCGCAATTCGAGCACCGCAATACTACAACGAATGCGCAAGTTGTGACCGTATTCAACCTGATATATTGTCTGCCTTTAAAAATAACCCATATACACATTCATTGACTAGCTCGGTATAATCTCCTCTCAAATAACAATTTTATATTTTATCATTTACGTTCTATTAAAATATAAAAACACGTCGCAAAATATAATAAGTCAGAATGTCCTTACAAATCCATCAAAATATAAAAGATAAGTTGGGTTTTTTTTATGAGAGCCATAAAATCCCGAATTTGCTTTTTCACGGTGCGACTGGTAGTGGAAAACGAACTATTGTAAATGAATTTATATCGAAAATTTATGACGGTGACAAGGATAAAATAAAAGCATTTGTGATGTATGTAAATTGTTCGCATGGAAAGGGTATCAAATTTATTCGTGACGAGTTGAAGTTTTTCGCAAAAACACATATAAATTCAAATGGCGGGAATGTTTTCAAGAGTATTGTTCTGTTGAATGCCGATAAACTAACAATGGACGCTCAGTCGGCTCTGCGTAGATGTATTGAGTTGTTTAGTCACAATACAAGATTCTTTATTGTCGCCGAAGATAAATATAATTTGATGAAACCAATCTTATCCAGATTTTGTGAAATATATGTTCCATCACCAGTGATAAGTGGCAAGGCTATAAATTTATATCAGTATAACCTGAATGAGCTATTTAAATTGAAACCTGTAAAGTCGCGACGTATTGATTTTTTAGAAAAGGAACTTTTAAAGTATGTAAACAAGAAGGCCCAGCCAGAAGATATGATATTGCTATGTGTCAAATTGTATGAAAAGGCATATAGCGGTTTAGACATTATAAATTTAATAGAAAACCCTAAATTTATGGGCGATGTATTGAGTGATGAAAAAAGATATGAATATCTTGTATGCTTTAATCGTGTGAGAACCGAATTTAGAAACGAGAAACTATTAATGTTGTTTATATTGAATTTCATTTTTTTAAGTTCAGAACTGGCTTTAGAAAATATAAGTTTTATGTAAATGGATGATTTCAATGGAAGCGCTCTTCACGAATCGAAAAACGAATGGGGATCTCGTTTAGTAACAATTTTGACACCTTTAATCATTGACGGCTACAAGTCTATTTTAGACGAATCTTTAAAGTTGTGTAAAGACAACGGCGAGACTAACAAATATTTGATGACTTTTCAGAACCTTATATCCAGAATACCAAAATGGAACGCACAAATTATCGAGACGGAGAGGAAACGTATTTGTGAAAAGTCGGGATGCTCTTATTTAGAGGAACTGATTACATGTGTTCATATTATCCAGCTAAAAATTTTAACTGCTATGCGGGTTGGACAAAAGCAGAAAAAGATTGATATTAATATTCCAAAGCTAGACGAATTTTTACATAAAACATATATCAACGTGGCCAGAAAGGTTTACAAGAATGTTTATTTGTTCGAGGTTAATTTGCCTCCTTTACAGATTCAAAAAAATCACAGAGAGCTGGAGATTATTGTGCAAGAATGTATTTTAAACACATTAAGAGAGAGTATCCCGGTTGAGGCAATCCTGAAGGCTTATATGGATGAAAGTGTTGAAGAGGATGTAATTGAGGAAGTGAATGAACAAATAATCGACGAACCTATAAAGGAGGTAGTAGCTGGTAAAGTTGCTGCCGTTGAGGCATTTGTTGAGCAGCAACCGGAATCAATTCCTCCTTCAAGTCGTTTGAGTTTTAATGATATTGATTATGTTCAAAATCAAGACGGAGCAGTATCAAATGTCAACGCACCCAAGAATATTTCGCGTCTAGAAGAAATAAGTAGTTTTAGAGCACAACAAAGAAAACAAGATGAAGAGGAAGATGAGGATTCCCCCAAATTACAAATCTCTACTCAGCCATTTAATCTAGATGCTTTAGATATTCATAATATTGAAGAACCGTCGATTGACTTGTTGCCCGATTTGTTGATTGATGAAATTGAAATTTTGGATTAATTGCGTAAAAACGTAATTTAGAATCTGCTTTAGTATTTTAAATGAGTAATATATTTATTATTGCGGCAGTCATATCGGTAGTATTTTTGATTGCGAAATTTATTGAAATGAGATTTATTGAAAGAGAGAGCAAACCACTCAAACTATTAATTCGAGATGCTCTTGTGGTATATTTTAGCGTCGTTTCGGGGTATTTTATATTGAACCAAATTGAACCAGTAACGAACGGGGACTCAAGCGTAACACCAATCTTTACCGATAACCCTGGCTTTTAGACGAAAAAGTATTTTTATTATACTATTATATAATGAAAATAAATACAAAAAAATTTATACGGAAAAATACAAGAAAAAATATCAACCGTAAGACACATGGAAAAAGAGGACGTGTTACGAGAAGTAGGGCTACGATAAAAACACGGAAACGAAAAATGTCGGGAGGAGAGATTTTCACAAGAGAGGAGATGAATTTTAAGAATGCGTTTAGAGCAGAATTTATGAAAGCGTTTGAAATCCTAAAAAAGGACCCGAACGAGGGGGTAGCAGCGTTTAAAAGATTAATCAAAAAGAGCCCATTAGGCATAAATACGTTAATCCCGCTCACACATAATATGGTTCCGGTTTATAAACGGAATTCCCCGGGAATAATAGCATTTGCTCCGTTACTAGTTGTTATTTTTGAGAATATAGATGATTCCGATATTAAAAAGCAGATAACAACCTTTTTTATAAACAAAAAGGGGAATATCAATCTCACCGATTACACCAATAAAACATCCGCATTGTCAAGTGCGGTTAAAATACAAGATAAGGAATTGGTAGATTTTTTGTTAGACAATGGCGCAGATATATCAGTTCTAACCTCGGAACAGAAGGGTGCGTTGGTTGCCCTTGCGCTTAAGAAGAAGTGGGAAGATGATTCGAAACCTATTCCTGTGCCCACACCCACACTCGCGACCGCACCCGTAGAGGAACCCATGGTAGATGATGCTCATATAGAGGAAGCAATCAAGGAGATTGAAGAAATACATACACCGCAACGTTTAACTCCTCTTGTAAAATTGGCAATCCCAACTGAGCTGCCTGAAACAGGATATGCTGCTGATATAGAACCTGAGTTTTGGAAACCAATTTTTAACGAGAATGAAATGACTATATTACGTCAAGCACTGCGTGTAATGTTGAGCAAAGATAACGAAATAATGATTGATAAACAAACGAGAGAAGCCGCGCAACTATGGAGTGTGTGTGGGATTATTAAAACGATCATACCAACTTATTATACGCAGACAAAAAACGACCCATATGAAGTTTATGGGACACTCATGTCTGATCAAGATATTGATTTCTCTCATTTTAATATATTACTATGCGCTTCTTTACTTGTTTTTGGAATTGTGTCATATAAAATGATAGGGCAGGACTACAAAGTATTATTTAAAGGAGGAAAGGCAGTTCAGCTAGTGTTAAAAGGAATAGCAGAAATGGGTGAGTACAAAACAGAGGATATTGATGTTTTAATCATACCCAATTCGGATATTCCATACATCGAGAATAATGTAAAGAATTTAGCAGGACACATATCTTATCTAATAAAATGGTTTTTACAATCTCCAGAAACAAAATACAACATATCCGTTCTTCCACCAAATCCGGCGAATATACGGGCGAACCCATTCATTTTCAAGCTAAGTTATGTTAAGGAGTCAAAAAAATACGACCATAGAAAAAATATGATGATAGATGATTTTAGACAGTTCTCAGACGTTGATTTTAAGAAGGTGCCTGAAGATGTAATGAAGCACTTTGATACGGCAACTGATTATTCCTTTTTTATTTCCGAATTAAATACAAAGGTATTATTTAGATGTCCAAATTTGGGCGCATTATTGGATGAAAAGGTTTACTATTACGCCAAGTACATGGAACTTAAAAATTTGCTGACTCAACACAAACCAATAACCGAGCCAGAGTATAAAACAACTACTATTCCTGAATGCGAAAGATTTTTAGAAAAGTTCAAACGTGCTATTTTACCATTGAATAAGGGGTTACAGAGACAACGCGGCAAACAAGTCGCAGCAGAAAAGGAAACAATGGAGCCGCGCCTCTTAAAATTAAAGGTTACAGACCCGGAGCTCATAAGGTCTGTTATTGTCAGTTTATATCCATAAACCTGAATAAGACATTATACGATAACGAATTATTGTATAATATAATTTACCTGCCTGTCCAAACTTTTATAACGTATGCTGGTATAGTGCCTTTTTTTAAGTCAGTCATATAATGATCAAAAGTGTATTCGTAACTCTGATATACATCCATAATGTTTCCAAATATTGCCTTTTTATTTGCCAGACCAGGATTTTCTTTGGAAAATATACATCCCAGTATTCTCTCTAAGCAGCATCTATCCCTCCTGATTTTAACTGTGTCTATCATAGATGTAATGCGATATTTGTTTTCTATCTGTAATAAGAAACCATGATTTATATATGTTTGACAACCAAAACAACCAGACCATTTATTGTGATTCAAACCGAATACTGTCAACTCGGTTAGTTTAAGGGACTCTTGGACATGTTGCGCATTGTGTAGACCCTCTGTAATTCTAATTGAATTATTAATATCTTCTTTATCTGGGTTAAAAAACCACAGAGGTAAAACTGGTCTGCCATTTAACGCTTCAAATGGGACTCTTTTGTGAAAAAAGAGGCTATCGTGCATAATTACCGCATTTTCGAAAAACTTATTTTTAATGTAATAATAGTAAGGTAGCAGTTCTCCTCTTCCATGGAATTCAGATTGTATTACAGTTAGGTTTCTGTAATCTGCCTCTGGTTTTACGAAAGCCTGATTGCTGTTGTCGTCAATAATAACAATTTGCCTATGTGGATAAAATGTTCGCAATAACTTAACGCATCGATTCCAATATTTATTTGACTTTTCAGAGTTAACGTGTCTTGTTATGATAAATCCAAACGAGCTCATAATATACAATAATATTATTGTATTATGAACAAAAACAAAATACCCACTTATAAACTGCTAAATTCTTATACATATGACGGAATACTGTCAATGTCTATTACATCGTCGGGGACTGCGCCTTTAAAATCGGAAAACGCATTGAATTCTGGCCTTTCTAATTGAGCTTGGGGTGTGTGGTTATGAACACACCTGGCAATCATTTTATACAATTTAAAGTCAGGATAGCGGTCAGTGCCGTTGTTTTTATACAACATGTTTATACCCTTATCATCTAAACACCACTCGACAATCAATCGCTTAACAGGGTCTGCGCACTTGGACAATTTGTGAATTTCTTCAGTATCCTCAACCACGTAATCAAATATAGAACAGGCTAAGCGGCATAAGTCGAAACTGTAATTGGGTTCCAGTCTCGGCTTCTTATCATTCAAATAGGGTTCGGTATTATACTGCGTTGCCGCATCGCCGCCTGTTTGGAAACTATCACTGCAGAATAATTTACCGTTGAACTTGTATATACTTCTTCCAAAATCAATAATTTTAAACAAGCGACCGAATGTTGGCACCTTATAGTACTTCTTTTTGTAGCAGTAATAAATGAATTTTTTATTGGTATGATTATACATAACATTATTCGTGTGTAGGTCGTTGTGCGTTAGATTAAATGCCTTTTGATACGTAATTAGAATCATAATTATTTGCATAAGCGCAGAAAACCATTCCTCGTTGCTTAATTCGACGTTCTTTAGAATTAAATCGTCAAACGTATTTTCACAACACTCCATGCTTATAACCTGAACGGGAAATTTTGGAATAGTTGCGTTTATTCTCTCTTCCTCTTCATCAGAGTCATCGTCTTCCCATTCGCCGCTATCATCGCTATTGTTTTCTACGTGCTCTTCGCTCTCGCTATTAGCATCATTATTTTTTATACCATCTTGACATACCTCTACAACATCTTCGTCTTCAATAGCTCCATCAGTACTATCATTTGTATATGACGACCTTGAAGAGCATGTTGAGTTTGATTTTAGTGACACGCGATCAGTGCTTTTGTTGTCAAGCATATCAGAATCAGTCAGGTCAACTAAATCAGCCAGATCAGACAAATTAATATCATTTTCTTTTAAATTATCCAGGCCAATCGTATTTTCTTCAAACACATTATCAAAAATTTCGTTGTTGAAAGATTTTGCGGATAATTGCGACATGGCGCTTGTAGTATGTATTTTGATTGGTTTCAAAACCGGATTTTCATTTTGGATCAAATGGTCATAGTCGTCAATTTTAAATAGTAAATTTTTGTTCTTATTAAAGAAATCGGAGTTGTTTAAATAATCAATATCGTCATATACATTAAACATGAAATCATTCTTAATTCCTAAAAAGGAACCGTAGTAATCAATTCCATGTGAAAATTTATGGTTTTGCTTCAATCCGCTTGTTAAGAAGGTAAAAAAACCATCAACATATGCTGAATTGTTGGGGTCTACAAATTTTGCGTTACAGTCTAAATCACTTGATGTTAGTTGAGGTAATACAAACAACCGGTCGTCATTAACATTATATTTACCTATCAAATATTTATAAGGATCCAATAAGGGGGCCATTTTAAAAAACCCCATTACTTCCTTTTGTTTATTGTTATTTGTGTTCTTAACTTTGCACTTGTATATATTATTGTCATTTTCAAACTTATTCGCGTCCGAAAGATACCATTCATGATTCAAGTTTATGCCGTTATAATTGGTATCGTTCAATGAAAAAAATCGCGTATAAATTGGTATAAAATTTTGCATTTCTGACATAAATAGAGAGTCTGGTTTTGCTAAACTATTAAAAAGTTCTAGGTTCTTTCGTTTTTGATAATTAATCAACATACTTTAGCTAATTAATATATAAATTATATGTGTTTTTAACTCATTGTATGTCTAAAACACTTTTTGTTCGTTATATCGGTATCTTCTAGTAATTATGTAATTGTTGATGTGTTCTCGTTCTGTTAAATTCGTTTAGCATAATATATTTATTTTATCAGTTTATTAAAATGACATTAGAATTAAAAAAATTTGATATGAAAAATATCAGCTTTAAGCCAAATGAAAATAAGGGTCCAGTTGTTGTTTTGATTGGTAAAAGAGACACAGGAAAATCTTTCTTGGTTAGAGATTTATTATATTATCAGCAAGATATTCCAATTGGAACAGTAATTTCGGGCACGGAAGAAGGTAACGGGTTTTACGCAAAAATGGTGCCCAAGTTATTCGTTCACAACGAGTATAATTCGGCTATTATTGAAAATATTTTAAAACGACAGAGAACAGTTCTTAAACAAATTAAAAAGGAAATGGAGACTTATAAACGCTGCAACATTGACCCGAGAGCATTTGTTATTTTGGATGATTGTCTCTATGACAACACATGGTCGCGAGATAAATTAATGCGTTTGCTTTTTATGAACGGAAGACATTGGAAGGTAATGTTGGTGATAACTATGCAATATCCCTTAGGTATTCCGCCGACACTGAGAACAAATATTGATTATGTATTCATTCTTAGAGAGAATTATATCGCAAACAGAAAACGAATCTATGAAAATTATGCGGGTATGTTCCCCACATTTGAGAGCTTTTGTCAGGTAATGGACCAATGTACCGAAAATTACGAGTGTTTGGTCATTAATAACAACTCAA